ATATCATTAGGTGGAATGATATATTTAACATGCTTGTAAACAACGATATCCCGGATGTACAATCCGGGATATTTGACCATTGATAACATCTATGTGCCAATTCGCTTGCACATAGATGTTATCATTAATTAGTTTGACTGGATTTTCGGGAAAATATCCAGGACAAAGGTCGCTTCATTGCCCATACGGAAGGCATTCTTTGTATCTTTTGTATAATTAACTCTTTCAATCAACTCTTTTAACATCTTATTCTTGGCAACAGTATCCAGACTCCAGTAAATTTCTAATAAATTCTTACACTTGGGAATAAAAGTAGACTGCTGTTCAATCAGCTCTTTATCGTGCGCAATCTCTTCTTTTAAACATTCTATAGATTCCTGACAGGATTTAATAGAATCAGCAATCGAATTGGAACGTTCCAGGAATATCTCTGTCGTATATATGCCCTGTTCAAGAAGATCATACTGCTTTGCTTTTTGAATGTTCAATTTCTTTAATTCGTGTTCTTTTTCTATGATCAGACCCTCTTTAGACTTAACAGTGTCATTAACATCCGGACCGGGAACGTCATCGTTTAAAGTATATTCATCTACAAGATCCTGGATTCCATTCAGAACAGCTTTTTCCACAAGTGATAATTTGCTGCTTACAGTAGAACAGGAGGTATAAGGGCACATAAGTGTATCTTCCTGACCACGTTTCTGATAAGGTCTGCGTACCATAGCACGGCCGCATTTACTGCAGTATACGATCCCTGCCAAGGGATTTTTGATAGTATTCCTGATGCTGATTGGCCGTGGAGGGTTTTTCTTCCGGATTTGTTGCACTGTATCATACATATCTTTAGGCACGATTGCCGGATGGCGGCCAGGAAATAAAAGCATATCTTCTTCTTTGGCTCTTGGACGCGACCGAACAACGACACCATTCTGAATAGTTTTAACAGTTTTACGCCCATTCCACCGTACCATTCCTGAGTATACAGGATTGGAAAGAATGGTTTGTATGCTGATAGGCGTCCAGTCTTTTTCTGAAGGTGATTTAATTCCCATGTCATTCAGCTTCCGGACAATTTTTGCGACACCGATTCGATTGCCGGCTGCTCCGGAGTACCAGGAATAGATCATTTTAACAATCTCTGCTTGTTCCGGAATAGGTTGCAGGGTAAAACCTTTCTCACCGCGCAGTTTGACACGTTCGTATCCGTAGGGAGGTTTACTGCCACAGTATTTTCCCTCTTTAACAGAAGAAATTCTTCCAGCATTTAAACGTCGCTTGATAGTTTTATACTCACGTCTGGACATGAATAAACCAAATTCGAAATATTCCTCGTCGAATTCGTTATCAGGATCATAAGTCTTTGTTGGAGTAATAATTTTTGTATCAGAATACTGGAATGCTCTGGATACAACACCCTGATCGATAGTGTCACCCCTGGCCAGACGTTCCACCTCTACGACCAGAACGCCATCCCACATGCCAGCTTCGACTTCACGAAGTAATTGCTGCATAACTGGCCTGTCAGAGATGGTTTCCCCGGAAACGACTTCTCGGTAAATAGCACCAACATTATAATTGCGATTCTTAGCAAGATCAAGAAGAATCTTCTCATGTCTGGCCAGAGTTTCGCCTTCACCATGAGCTTCAGCTTCCCGATCAGCCCGGGATTTTCTTAAATAGATACATACATTTTCAAGACTCATAGCACACCTCCAAGATATTTTATGTAAAAAAGGGTATAAAAAATACACCTTTGCAGGTGTGAAGAAATGTGCTATAATTCTAGCTGTCTAGGAAAGAATTGAGCATTCACAACTGCAAAGATTCTTAAAAGCCGTCCTTGTTACCAGCAGGGGCGGTTTTATTATTGAGTCAAATATAAGTTGATTCTAAAAAATATTCAGAAGTATATTCATTTGGACACACTAACCAGCAAGGGTTATATAATGAACCGTCATATTTAATGAATTTCATATAAACCATCGGAGAATAAGACCAAGGATTCCAATGGTCAAATTTTATCTTATAAATTTTACAATTATCTCCAGGAGGTACACTTACAAAATCGTTATTTAAACATGCGACTTTTAATTTTGTTGCTGTTGTCCAGAAATTTTCCCTTGATTTTCCATAGACTAAAGGAAAAGTATTACTCGTAGGGACTAATTTACTTCCACTTGGTTTGTATGTGACATAATAATCAACTATGCCAATTCCGTAAAGCATAACCTGTTCACGTGTACGTATAGTAGAACTATTTACTTTACTGACAGTTCATTCGAAACGCCCATGATTAACATTCTTCATGTGACTAAGAGTGTTAACGGCAGTAACAAGTTTGCCGGATTTATAAGTAAGAAAACTATCAGATTTTAAATAGTCATTAAAAGGCGTCTTTTGTTTTAGATGTATATAGTTTTTCTTACTGTTCAAAGTACACAATTCAATATCGATATCAAAAACGTTTTTAACATTTGAACTGTATACTTTTTTATCATTAATATAAAATTGCAATTTTTTATAAGGCAAGAAAACTATCTCTAATTTATCATTTTTACCATCGCTGGTTACATCATACTGGGTATAAGTATGATTGGGAGATAAAGTAATCAACTTTTTTTGAGCTGCTTGCGCGGTCAGAGGAAAGAAAACTGCACAAAGCATAACTGCAGCAGAAAGCAAAACTTTTTTGAATTTCATTTTGCAACATCTCCATATACAAAGTATTAAAATTTTTCATGGAATAAATTTTCAGTATAATAAAAATGCTTTTGCCAAAAATAACAGCATGAAAATATTATTAGATGAAATCATGTATAGCAAAAACATTTCAGTACGACAGCTCTCAATCATGTCCGGGGTTCCCAGATCTACGATCAGCGACATTATGAATGAAAAACATTCCCCAACACTGGACAATATGGAGCTGCTTGCAAAAGCACTAAAAGTGCGAATTACCGACTTGTTTGAGTCGGAATATAAGTAAAATTGAATAAGTGTCCGGCACATCGGACGATTCCCTCCGAACATGTGAGATATATTAAAACCTCGCGTATAGTTTATAGAAGGAGGGATGAATATGAAAATACTACAGTACACCTCTTGAAATCGAAACAAACCTGATGTATATTAAAAACAAACATACGTTCGATTAAGGAGGTACATACTCATGGGAAACGAAAAATATATTACACTTATTATAAAATTAATTATGAGAAATCAGCATCGTGCAAAAGAGATCTATTATCTCCTTCTTGGATTCCTGGAAGGATAATCTACAATTCAATATCTCCAGATTTGAAGGGTAGCCGCAAGGCTACTCTTCTTTTTTCTCAAATTTCTTAAATTCTTCATAAATGTAATCCCAGTACTTATCCGGCAGATCCATCAGCATATTAATACAGAACTTTTTAAATTCATTCTGTTCGTTTCCCAACTTGCCGACGGTATTCAGATACCGCATATCTTCCGGAATAAACATATTATCAGGGCCACCAGCTCCGGTCCGCAACCAGTCCTCATTTACACTGAACTCACGACAGATTGATTTTATAGTTTGTTCGGAAAGATTCACCTTATCCTTTTCAATCTTAGAAATGGCAGATTTCTGAATACCTATTCTTTCACCAAACTGTTCCATAGTCATTTCCTTTATTGTGCGAACTGCATTGACGCGTTCACCTGGTGTCATTTAATCACCTCCTCTATATCTTTATCCAAAGAATATCACCATAGTTGCAGAAAGTCAATATAAAAAGTTGAATTAAGACACAAAAATATATTGACAAAATTGAATTAAGACACTATAATGTGTCGTAAAGAAACAGAAAGCAAGGTGAGAAACAAAATTACAACTTTATAAAGAAAGAGGGCCATTGCAAAAGCAACAGCCCAGGGTTTGAGCTACGTTCTACTTTATTTAAAAACAAAAGGTATGTAATGTAAGCAAATTATTTCTTACGGTTCTGTAAGACACAAATAACAGCACAAACGGCTGAAATAATGCCACACAGAGTATTGATATCAAGGCTGATTATTAACCTTAAATATCTCCTTTCTGTTTCTGGTGTTAGAACGTAACTCTTGTTAAAATCAATCCTTTACTTACCTCCTTAAAGGTGTACTGGGGTCGATAGTAACAATCTGATTATATCACGTAATTAAGGAGGTACAAAGGTGATTTACAAGAATATTCGCAGAATTGCAAAAGAAAAAGGAATATCAATCAATTACCTTGAGAAAATGGCAGGTGTTTCCAGAGGCAGCATTTGCAAATGGGGTTCCAGAGGCGAAGCCAATAAGGTAGAGCCGGGAATATGGAAACTTGAAAAAGTTGCAGAAATCCTCGGAGTATCTGTTGAACAGCTTATAAAAAATAACGAAGAGAGGAGATGAAAAGGCAAGGGAGAAACCAGTAATGCGCACTGTCAAAGTAAAAATGACAGGATATAAGAAAACTCTGAAAAGAGTAAAGAAATTAAATAAAGAAATGAAACAGCTCAGCAAAACTGCAAAAGAGCTTGCTGAGCTGAAAGAAAAGTTATTCTGATTCCAGTTTGATGTCTGCACCACACTGAGGACACTTTACGATACTACCGATATCGTCAAGTGATACTTCAATAGGATGATCACATTCAGGACAGTCAATCTCAAATGTTTTTAAACCGTCCAGTAAGTCATCGAAACCATCAGAATTAAATTCAAATTTCATACCGTTCTCCTTTCTGTATGTACTCAGGTACTCCCAATACCTTGTACATACAGAATAAGGGAGCCAAACAGAATAGTCAAACATAGTCGTTCGACAATCTGATTAAAAGAATCTAAAACAATTATAAACAAATGAACAGCTTATTGAAGAAAAGAGAGGTGAAACACAATGATGAAAGAAATCCTTACAGATGAAAAAGTGAAAAAGAGATGGCAGCAAATGGAAAAAATGAATGCGATCTGGGATCACCTTACAGAGAGACAGAAAGGTTATCTGGATGGTTGCATGAATACAGTCATCGCTCTGGCAGGTGCAGAACAGAAGAGAGCTGGATAAAAGGGGTGGGAAAGGCAGAAATGCCCGGGAATAGATGCGTGAGGTGTGAAGAAAGGGCTTCGCAGTGCTCTCAACTGAGTGACAGAAGAAAGCACTGCAAAACAGCTACATATCGTGTTTATCCATTAAGTCAATGACCTGCAGGATAAGCAGGATAATTTCAAGGATACTTTTTAAGAAATCCCTTTAGTTGCACCTCCCATCTTGGGAAGTGTCCCTAAATTGTTACCCCTTGGCAACCCCTTTCTGGCTATGTACCAAATTAGACTAAAACCTAAAGTAACAACTTAATAGTAACACTTTCATAGATTAAAGTCTATGAAAAGAGGAAGAAAAAATGATTTATGAAAAAATCAAGCGTCTGGCAGCAAAAGAGGGAATCTCAATTGCGGCTTTGGAGAAAAAATTAAATATCGGGAATGGAACTATCCGTAAATGGAACGAAGCATCTCCGACATTCGAAAATGTTTTCAAGGTCGCAAAATACTTTGACGTAAGCATGGATTATTTTACGGAATGGGAAGATGAAGAAAATACTATCAATTAATGATTTAGACAGATACAAATGTCCCATATGTGGACACGAAGTAACTTGCCAATATCCTTTTGATTTGGGGGCAGACCAATTAATAACTGTAGGAATAACATGGAATTGTACAAATTGCGGCACTGAATTCCAGGCTGAACTCTTTAGAGATGGTAAAGGTACGATACATATTAAAAGAAAAGCAGTTACCTTTGAACCCCGTACAACCATATTGCATAGCATGACAAAAGAGAGGTGATTACATATGGCAGTGATTAAAGAGATTAAATGCGGATCCGGTTTAATCCGGATCCATGACGACTACTGCAAAAATAACACAAAAGAAGACAATCAGAAAATTATAGATAACGTTTCCAGAATCGTAATCGGATATTACCGGAGACAGAGCTATTGCGAAAGAAAAGCCGCCGAATAAGGCGGAGATAGGAGGACAAGCTTATGTTCGAGACAAAGATTGATAATCTCTACAATCTCTGCAAAAGAGTCATAAATGAACGCCCAGACATGTACTGTTCATTCGACTTAACAAGCTATGGACTGTATGTAAGCCTATATAAAGACAAAAACAATGTAGGAAAACAGGATCCTGATCTGAGAGCAGATATCTACGCAAAGCACCAGTGGCTGGAATCCGAAAATGAGAAGAACTACGAGAAGATTGAAAAGGCATTTCTTGAAGCCCTGAAAGAAAAGGAGAAGACAGATGAAATCAATTAAAGAAATCAGCGACGAAATTCTAGGAGAGTGTTTTAACCTGCGCGATCTGGATAAGTACATGACAGAGGCTGGGTACCACTCCGATCTGCCGGATGCAGATCTGGACACAATCGCAAAGGATGAAGCTATCATCTACCTCGGAAAAGAGGAAGATGCAGAAGTGATCATTGACCTGCTGATCACACGAAAAAGTCCGCTTCCGGAAGCATTCCGTGTGATCGTAAAAGGAATCAATGAACTTGATGGCTAAATTCCAGAAAAGCGAAGGGAGGTGAAAACCATGGAACGCAACATGACCATATCCTTGATTGCCGGATACATAACAGCTCTGCTCCCAATCTGGAACTGGGACAGTAGAACAGAACTGTTCATTGCAACAATAGCGATCAGTATTGTATGGCTGATCATCCTGATCTGGATGCAGGAGACAATTAAAAAAGTCCTCGTATCGGCAAATACGAAGACTTCAAGAAGAAATTTGAATTAAGTTCCTATGAACTGAGTATAAGAAAAAACACTGAAAAAGTCAAGGAGGAAATGAGATGTTAAAACAGGATTTTAATGGTTACAAAGAATTTATCGAAAAGGTAATGAATACAAGCGGAGAAGAAAGCAGTAAAGTGTGTGTGGACCGCATACAGATGTGGTGCGATAAAATTGCAGACGTTGTGACTCCTCTTCCATATGGGGATGTACCGTGCGTAATCGCAGCCTTGGAAATTGTAGCAGGAGGAATTCGCAATAGTAACACAGAAGCGTGCAAAGTCGCCGACAAATTAAAAAACAAAATTGAAGCAATTTGCGAAACAATGGTCATGGAAGGCAATGAGAACACAACCGAAGCAGCTGTAAGAGCATACGCAGAAGCATTAAGAAAAAAATAAGCCCATGCACGGGAATGCATGAGCCTGGCTTCCGCCACATGAGATAATTGCGATACAACAAGTATAACACTCATGCGGCGGAAAGTCAACTATCCGGCAGGGTGAACCTGCTATATTTTTAACCTTTTTTCAGGGGCAGACAAGCCTCTTGAGAGCTTGATTAAGGGTATTAGACTTACGACACTGAGGTGAGATATGAAGTGTGGATACATAAGGGATACATGGGATTGCGGGGATACCCTGGAAGTGGAAGAGAAACATACAGGAAGATATGGAGCTGCAGGCCAGAAGAGAGAACAGAAGAAAGACCCAACCCCAGAGGATATTATGAGGCAGAACCAGTGGAAACGGGTGAGGGACCTTCGGAGACTGATCAAGTGGAACTTCACAACCGGAGATAGCTGGATCACTCTGACATACCGGAAGGATGAAAGACCGAGCTGGGAAGAAATGATAAAGCACATGCAGAAGTTTATCAGACAGCTCCAGGCGAAATATCGAAAATATGGTTGGACCCTCAAATACATCTGGAGACCGCAAATTGGAAAGAAGGGAGCCATCCACATACATATTCTCATAAGTGCCATGTCCAATGCTGAAACCAGAACAGAGAAGATAGTCAGAGACCTCTGGACTCATGGAAACCCGAACATGAAGGTAGTATATGATCTGAAAAATGGAGATCTGGCCGAATATATAGCCACACCATTGCAGGAGTGGGAACCGGAAGAAGCAAAGGCCTTCCATCCTTCCAGAAATCTGATCAGAAAAGAACCGGCAAGGGAAACGGTAAGAAGACGAAGCCTGATAGATAAACAAGGCAGAATCAGAGAGATAAAACCGAAGAAGGGATACTACGTAGATCCCAATTCGATTGAGCAGGGCATAAATCCGGTAACCGGTTATGCGTACCGTCGATATACCCTCGTAAAAATACAAAGAGAGGAGATGAAAACGTGAAGGTAGATATCTACATCGAAACCAGCAGCACATATCAGGGTATCACAGATAGAAAGTGCTCTTACGTCCTCTCAACAACAATACGAAACGAAGAAAGAACCAGAGAAGGCTTCGGACATCTTGAAGGAACCTGGCACCAGGCAGTCCTGACCGCGCTGGAAGAAGCTCTGGAGCGCATGACCGTACCCTGCGAGATCTGCGTACACACAAGGGATGCATATGTTTGTAGCCGGATTACGAAGCTGGAAGATCTGGCCGGATCCGGCTGGAGAGACAGCAAAGGCGAACTGATCAAAAACGCGGAAGAATGGCAGCGTGTATACTCTGCTGTCCATGCTCTTCCAGATGCACATAAACTGACTGGAATATCTGGAAAGCACAGTTACTCAGAGTGGCTGAGGGAGGAGATGGCGAAGCGTGACTTTGGAAGAACTATGGGGCAAAGGCTGGAGTCTCCGGCCAGAACAGGACCCACGAACAATGGAATGTCTGGGTACCATTATTAAATCCGGTACCCGGTTTACATATTACAAAGATGAGAAGGGAGGAATATGGTTTGACGATGAACCAATTACAGGGAAACCAGAATGGATGCTTAGAGCAGACAGAGAACGAAGACGAAGGCATAAGCTCCATTCTTGAAGAATTAAAAACATACATTTGCGACGAAATCTGCCTGAGCGGCTACACGGCAATGACTCAGGAAGAGCAAGAACAGCACTGCACTGATTGTAAATTAAAAAGCTACATTGATCAGATCAATCAGGAATATAACAAAATCAATACTTTCGGAAAAACAGCAGCTTATCAGTTAATGGAGAAATACAAAAATATTGTACTCTGCGAAGAATGTATTTACAGAGAACATGAAGAAACAATGAACATAGAATGCTGTAGATTAAGCAATGCATTGCGCGGATTCCTGGTACCCGGAGACGGATGCAGTTTAGGAAAGAAAAAAGAATAAAAGGAGAAACCATATGAGAACAATTGCAATCATCAACTTAAAAGGCGGGGTGGCGAAGACCACCTCCAGCATTAATATCGCCTATATCTTAAACCAGAAAGGCTATAGAGTCCTGCTTCTGGATAACGATGAGCAGGGCGATCTGTCGAGAGGATTCAACCGCCGAACAGAAGAAGAAAACAAAGGAACTGACCAGATTATGCTTATGGGCGAAAATGCAGATGTACCGGTCCTGATCAGAGAAACCGATTATGAAGGGTTAGATATCATTCCGGCAAACTATTTCCTTTGCACCGCAAATCAGAAAGTGGCAACGGATTACATTCATAAGCAGCAGAACCGGATCAGACTGGCACTAGATCAGGTAAGAGATAACTACGATTTTTGCGTAATTGACAATGCTCCAAACATAAGCCTGGGAGTTATTAATGCGCTGGTGGCAGCAGATGACGTGTTAATCCCTACAGAGATAGATGACAATACCTACGAGGGAATGGAAAACCTGATCAGCCAGATTGAAATCGTAAAACGTGATCATAATCCAGAAATAAAAAATGTCAGAGGATTTGTGACCAGATACAACAAAATAAATGAAGCACATTCACAAGGTAAAACACTGTTCGAACAGAAATATTCAATGATGCAGACAAAGATAAGATTTTCTCTTGCTGTGGCTAAGAGCACTTTTGAAAAAATTCCAGTCGTAAGAAGCTGCTCTTGGTCGGCAGCAGCTAAAGATTATCAGGAGCTGGTGGAAGAATATCTTGGAATGATAGGAGGTTCTGAAGATGGAACGTTGGAATCTGAATGCGTTGGTAAATAAACAGTCGAAGCCTGAGAATACCAGACAATCAATC